CCAGCGCGTCGAGCTTGGCGTTGGTCGCGGCGATCTCGGCCAGCACCGCGTCGGGGTTGCGGCCCTGCCGGGCGATCACCTCGGCCAGCGTCATGGTGCCGGAGCGGATCGAGAGCAGGTTCGCCATCGCGTCCTTCTGCGGATCGACCGCCTCGAACTTCGGCGGCGACCATTCGACTGGTACAATCGGCGACGGGATCTGACCCGCCGCCCATGCGGCTTCGGTGAACCAGCGCCAGACCGGGGCACAGAACATCGGGATGAAGAGCTGCCATTGTACGGCATCGATCTGGCGGCGGAACTCCACGAGACCCGCGCGGATCGAGGAATAGTTCACCTGGCTGAGATCGCCGGTCAGCAGCTCGTAGGGCACCCGGAACCCGGCCGAGATCGTGTGCAGACTCGCCCGTTTGTATTCGCCGTAGCCGCCGGTGGCCGAGGGTTGGTTGAAGCGGATATCCTTGCCGCCGCGGGCATAGGCGATCAGCCCCGGTTCGAACTGCTCGACCCTGTTCCCGTCGGCATCGACCACGGAGGGCGCGATACCCTGCTGCGCCTCATCGTCGCCGAAGACGATGGCGGTGACGCAGGCCTCGGTCTTCTTGCGGACCAGCTCGGCGACCTCGTAGTCGTCGAGATCGCGCAAGCTGCGGATCACCGGCGCGCCCCAGGGAACGCCGCGCGCCTGCGTGCGCTGCTTCTCGTAGACATGGGCGATCTCGGTCGCCGGAACCGGGCGGCTCTGCAACCCGTTCTGCAAGGCCCCGTAAGCGTCGCCCGGATGCTCCGCGTGCAGCCAGTAGGCCCGTCGCTTGCCGACCGGATCGAACTCGATCCCCTGGACGAGCCGTCCCGCACCGAGAGCGCCGGACTTCGTGGCATCGAGGAAGTCAGCCTCCAGCACCTGCAACTGCAGCGGCACGACCAGACCGTCGCTTGCGCGCCGCAGACGGCGTCGCACCAGCACCTCGCCCGCCTCGACCATCTCGCGGCAGATCAGCGTCTGCAGCCCGTAGAAGTCGAGCTGGCCGTCGGCATCGCACTCCGCCGTCCAGCGCTCGAACAGGGCGTCGACCTTGCGGTCGAGCTTGTCGTCGCCGCTTGCGGCGCGCGGCATGATGCCCGCGCCGATGATGTTGTTCACCAGCACCGCCACGGCCTTGGCCGCGTGCGGGTTGTTGCGCACCAGATCGCGCATCCGGTCCCGCAGCAGCGCCCCGGCGACGCCGATCTCGGTATCGGCCGAGGATCCCGGCGCCCGCCAGCCCTCGGTGCGGCGGCCCTTCGCGGCGCCGTCGTAACCGCGCGTCAGGGTCTCGAAGGCCTGACGGGCCAGCACGCGGCGGGCCGCCATGCGCGGCGCCACCGTGGCGATGGCGTGATCGAACCAGCTCGCCGCCATCACCGGTCCCCGCGCGAGAAGCCCGCGAGCCCGGCGACCGGCAGCGGCCTTGTGGTCCCCGCGATGGCGCGCTCGATGGTGCGGATGCGGGCAAGCAGATCCTCGGCCGAGCCGTAGTCGACCGACTTGCCGTCATAGCTGACCCGGGCCGTGCCGCTGGCATAGGCGCGGCGCAGCGCCGAGAGCTCGGTTTCCGTCCAGTCCGTCATCTTCAGAACCATCCTCCGCGCCGTCCGAGCCAGTCGGAGCGGCGCTTGCCCTGCGGGGCCTGTCCCGGCCGGTTGATCTGCCCGGCGGGATCGGTGTCGGTGGGCGCGGCCCCGAGCTGATCCTCGAGGTCGCGCCATTTCTCGTTCGGCCAGCGGTCTGCGCCCGCGATCCAGGCGGCGGCGCGGGCGTAGACCCGGCAGTCCAGCGCCTCGTTGCGCTCGCGCAGCTTCTGCCATTCCAGCCGGGCGAAGCCGCGTTTCGTGCGCACCGTCACCAGCTGTTCGGCCACGAACTGCTTCAGCCATTCGTTCTCGACCCAGTGCGGAAGGTGCACCGATCCCGGCGGGAACGCCGCCCCGTCGGCCATCTCCTCATCGGTCGGGCGCGCCAGCCGCAGGAAGCGATAGGTCTCGGCCTTGAAGGTCGACACCGCCACGGTCCAGAGCCGCGCCCCGCGTCGCAGGCGTTTGCCGCCCTCGGTCGCGTCGACGAACGTCGGCCCCGAGACCGGGCTCGAGCGATTGAACCCCTCGACGCCCTTCACCGGCGACACCTGCGCGAAGCCCTGCGCCCGCGACCAGTAATAGACCGCCGGGGCCTCGTAGCCGGTGTCGATGGCCAGCCGCGCGATGCGCAGATGCGCGCCGCGTTCATGCGGCCAGGAGCGGTCCAGCAGCGCGGTCAGCTCCGACCAGGCGCCGTGCCGGTCGGGGCCGCCTTCGATGACGACGTGATCGACGAGCCAGCTTTCCAGCCCGCGCCCCCAGGCCCAGACATCGACCTCGATCCGGTCCTTCTGCACGTCGGCCCCGGCGGTCAGGAACAGCCCGCCCGCAGGCACCGTGCCGGACGTCCAGCGCTCGCGCCGGTCGTAGAGCCGCTGCCAGTCCGGGGCTTCACCGGTCTCGACCCATGTCTCGCCGAGGATCGTGTTGCGGAACGCCTTGATCGCCTCGTCCGAGCCCTGCGCCGCGTCCCATGCCCGCACGATCCGCTCCCAGCTCAGCCAGCCGATCGGCGAACAGAGCGCCGAGAGGTGATACCCGACCGTGGTCGGATCGGCGGCCGTGGCGGTCGCCCGCCATTCGCCGCCCTCCAGCATCGCCGTCTTGTGGTGTTCCGCGATTGCCGCGTCGCAGCCCTCGCAGTGATATTCCGCCGTCTCCGGGCGGCCTTTTTGCCAGCGCAGCCGGTCGAACTTCAGCCACTGCATCGCGCCGCAATGCGGGCATGGCACGAAGAACCGGCGCTGGTCCGACGCCTCGTACTCGCGCTCGATCCGGCTCAGCCCCCGGATCGTGGGCGTCGAGACCAGCAGCACCTTGCGCCGATGGGCGAAGGTCAGCGACCGGGCTTCCGCCAGCGTGACCGGATCGCCTTCCTCGTCAGCGGACGCCGGATAGGCGTCGACCTCGTCGAGGAATATGTACCGCGCCGGAGTGGATCGAAGCCCGACCGCCGAGTTGGCCCCGGTCATGATCAGGATGCCGCCCGCGAACTCCTTCGAGAGCATGGTGTTGCCCGCATCGCGGGAGCGGGCGGGCTTCACCCGCTCCCGCAGTTCGGGGCTCTCGTCGATCAGCGGTTCGATCCGCTGCCGCGAGTTGCGCTTGGCCAGTTCCACGGTGGGCTGGACCGCCAGCATCGGGCCCGGCGCCTGGTGGATGGCGAACCCGATCCAGTTGTTGCCCGCCTCGGTCGCGCCGACCTGCGCGGCCTTCATGAACACGATCCGCTGCGTGGGATCGCCGGGCGACAGCCGGTCCATGATCTCGCGCATGTAGGGCGTGCGCACCGTGCGATACCGCCCCGGTTCGGCCGAGGCGCGGCCCGAGAGCATCCGGTGCCGGTCCGCCCATTCCGAGACGGTCAGGTCGGGGTCCGGCCGAAGCCCGTTGCCCCAGGCGCGCAGAATCTCGCCCGCGCCGTCGAAGTCCGTCAGGCCATCGCCGCTCTCATCGAAAGTCGGGCCGGACCTCGGCGAGTTCGTCGAGGTGGGCGCGTACATGTTTCTCCAGGACCTTCTGCATCGCGGCAGGCTCCACGGCGATCTGCTGGCCTGTCGCGTCGCTGCACGAGGCCGAGAGCTCGGCCGCCATCAGCGCCGCCGCCCGCGCAGGCCAGTTCACCCACGCGTCCCGTTCCTCCCGCGCCAGCCGGAACACCAGCGCCAGCGCGCGGGCCCGCTCGATCAACTCTCCCTTCAGCTTCTGGAGCCGGATGCGCCGTTCCTGCGCCTTCAGCACCTCGTTCGCGGTCTTCGCCTGCAGGAAGGTCGTGCCGCCGCCGACCGCCGGGACCGCCAGCCCCTGTTCGCGCAGCGTGTCGCCGACGGCGGCCACGGCCGCCTCGGGGACGGGCTTCAGCCTCGGCGCGGGCGGTTTCCTCGTCTTCGACGGGTCCGTCGTTTCCGCCCGCCGGGCGTCGCTGGCGGCCGCGTTGATGCTGCCGTCGGGATAGAGGACCAGCCGTTCGGCGGTCTTCGCCTTCTGGATCGCGCCCCGCGACAGCCCGACATGGGCGGCGTACTGGCGCTCGCTCATGCCCTGCATCGACGGCTCCGATTATCATTCAAGATCATGTGCTTATCGAGTTGATAAGCCTGCGCACCGGAGCGAACGTCCTTTCAGAAGGACGATGCAACTCACCAAGGAGCCACCACGATGACCACGCGCCTGAACCCGATCACCACCCCGCGCCACGAACTCCGCGCCGAGAAGGCGCGCCGGAACAAGGGTGAGCCCGGTTCCGCCACCGGTTCGAGGAACCGGGCGAACGCACTCTCCGCCTTCATCGGCAAGAAGGCCGAGATCGACGAGATGCTCGCCCGCCTGCAGGCGCTCAGCGACGACCATTTCAACTGCCACCCCGACGAGGCGGGCTGGGCCATGGTCGGCACCCTCGAACACTACGCCAGCCTCCTTAAGCGCATCACCGACAGCGCCTTCGGCGAGGGCGAACACGCCCGCTGATCTCCGGC